ACGGTGGTGCCTTTCTTGAACCTCTTCCTCCGGATGAGTTCTTTGATAGTTTTCTTTGGAATCACTATAGGCTTGCCTCCGAAGTAGAGGACATAGTATCTCACATTGAATGTCTTTGCCAGGGCTTTTCCCTGTCTTACGGCTCTCTTGTACCTGACGGCAAATATCAGGTGCCTTATTTTCTTGAACAGTTTCATATTACCATCTGTTTTTAGGTGACGGCCTCTTGCCGAATATCGGCGTGAAGCTTGTATGTCTTGTGAATTTCTGCAGTATGAATATTGCCCCTTCATCAGCATCCGGTGCATCATCGTGTGCGTTGCTGCCTCTCTCCAGAGCAAGCGTCTGCTCTATTCCGGTCTGCATGTCGGTGGTGTTTCTCAGGTCTTCGTTGTAGAACACAAAGCCTCTCTCCCAGAGCGGAGAAACAGCCTCAATCCTGGCTATCTTTTCCGGCTTCTTTCTTTTGTCCGGCATCAACGGCAGTTGGTAGCCTCGTATCTCTCCTTCCCTGGTGAACTCATCCAGGATAGAGTCCTGCATGAAGTTGGCCTCCATATAGAACAATACAGCAACATTCTCTGGAAGGCTTTCGTAGAAGTTATACAGCCAGCGCACCATTCCGGAGACGGTGTCCTGTCTCACATAGCAGTCTATCAGGTGCAGCTCATTTCCTGTCTTTCCCCAAACACGGGAAGCCTTGTAGTCGTTTGTCTTGGAAGCTTTGAATGAAGGGTCTGTATAGCAGACTATCTGGTCATATTTATTCAGTGGAAGAATCTTCTTGTACTTGATCCAGGTGTGCTTGAAGATGGTGCCTTCTGTTATAGGATTGTGCATCATCTCCTTGTTCCAGGCAGCATAACCGACAAAGTCTGCATAAGCCTGGGCCTCCTCCTTGGTCCATTTCTCCTTCCAGGTGGGATTGCCATCAGCATCCACTGCCTTGATCTCTGAAACCAGGACTCCTTTCTTGGCTGCTATATTTGCCAGGACAGACTTCTTGGCAATGAGGTTGCCCACCATGATGAAACGGCCACGTCCTACATCCAGGGCACCGAACAGTGCTTCTACTACCCATTCCGTCATCTTCCGGACCCGGTCTTCATTCCGGCAGAGCTCATCATCGTCCAGGTCATCTATGACAATGTAGTCCGGACGATCTTCCCTGTTGCGAAGACCTCTCGGACTTTGGCCACGTCCGCAAGCCAGGAAATGGATTCCACTTTGTGTTGTGAACTCTCCCTCTTCCCAGTTGCCAAGGTTCTTCTGCTGGCCAAAATCAGCGATAAGCCTCTGGTTGAATTCCAGTTCTGCCTGGATGTCACCAAGGAGCCTCTTGGCAGCATCCTCACTCTTACCCACGATGACCATGAACTTTATCAGCGGCAGAACCTGAAATATCAACCACAGCGGTGTAAAGATGTCGCAGTGTGTGCTTTTAGCATGGCCACGTGGCCATTTGAATACGGCCTTGAGGTTAGGTTTTTCCTTTATCTGACGTGCGGCAGCGTTGTGGAACGGAGCGTTATGGATAATCCGGATCGGCTTTCCGGTGGTCTTGTCTCTGAGAGTCAGGTAGTGAGGAAAGTAGTATTCGCAGAAGGCAGCATAGTCTTTCCTCAGACGTGCAATACGCAAGTCTCTTTCTGCAGGAGTCTCTTGCGCCAGCGATGCCGTCTCCGTAAGGGTCTGCACCTGCTTGCAATGCTCTTTCCATTCAAGATACCGTAACTTTATCTCTGAGGGTGCTGCCATTTCCTGTGTTTTTAACGGCCAAGCCTTTCTCCCATCTTCTCAACGACAAACATGTCCTGGTACTTGTTGATGGCTTTCCTGAGTTCCGGAGTCAAATGCGGGTCTGTCTGGGCTCTGAATTCAAGCCACTTGTTGAAGGCCATAAATACCTCTATGACATCAACTATATTGGCTTTCTTGTCAAGTTTTTCTATTACCGAGGAGAGCTTAGAAAGCTTGTCTCCCAGGCTGGCCATGAGTCCAGGATCTTTTGAAGAGTTTACCTGCTCTATGAGGTTATCAATGGTCAGCAGGAGCTTGTTTACAAGCTCCGGGCGTGTGATGTTTTTGGCAGCTCTGGACTCCTTCCAGCCCTCAGTGTTGCACCATCTGGAGATGGTCACTTTGGAGATGCCTGTTCTCTGTGCTATCTCCTGCTGCTCCATGCCGGAGAGGTATAATGTCTTGGCCAGCGATTTCTTGTTTTCTATCTCAGCTTTGTTCATACTGTTTGATTTTGCAGCGAATTTGTCTGAAAATCAGCTTTCAGGCAAAAAAGTGTGCAGCGGTTGCATACAAGTGTGCAATGGTTGCACACTTTTTTTGATGGCTGGCTCAGTAAGGCTAAACTTGCTCAAAAATCAGAAGGAAATGAAAGAGAAAAGAGTAAGGCTTACCAATGACAGGCTGAATAGTTATGGTACCAGGGTTCTCACTGAGGGGATGGACATAGACCAGTACCAGAGGAATCCTGTACTGCTGTATATGCACCAGAGAGGTGTTGTGGTCGGTCAGGTGAAGGACATAAAGAAAGAGAAGGGAGAGGTTACCGGTGTCCTGGTCTTTGATGAGGCCACAGATCTTTCCAAGCAACTTAAAAAGCAGTATGAGGAAGGCAGCATGAGGATGGTGTCTGTAGGCATCGACATTCTGGAATTGAGCGAAGATCCAAAGCTTCTGGAACTCGGCCAGACTTCTCCGACTGTGACCAAGAGCAAACTCTATGAGGTCTCCTGCGTGGATATAGGAGCCAATGACGATGCCATTACACTCTCCAGGGAGGGCTCAATCCTCACTCTGGGGAAAGACGGAAAGAGTCCATTACCATTATTAACCAATAAACCTAAAGAAACTCGTATGGAATTAAAGCAATTAGCCCTTTTGTTGGGGCTGCCTGAGACTGCTACAGAAAAGCAGGTCCAGGAAAAGATCCAGAGCCTGCTTTCTCTTGCAAAGGAGCTTGGTGCCCTGAAGAAGGAGAAGGAGGAACTGACTCTGTCAGCCATCACCTCATCTGTGGAGGAAGCCATCAAGGATCGCAGACTCTCTGCAGACAAGAAAGCTCAGTTCATAGAACTCGGAAAGAAGATTGGCGTGGCAGAACTGAAGAATGTGCTTCAGGCAATGAACCCTGTTGTAAAACCAAGCCAGATTCTCGCCCATGTATCTGACGGACAGTACAAGAAGCTCAGCGATGTGCCAGCTGACCAGCTGGATGCGATGAGGGAGCATGACTATGCCCAGTATTGCAAGTTGTACAAGGCAGAGTATGGTATTGAGTGTGAAATCGAACAAAACTAAAACACTATGAAGAAATTTTTTGTTATTGCAATGGCTCTGATGCTCAACTGCATCTCCGGAGCCACTCTGGGTGCCGCAGTTGGCATTGAACCAATCATCGGTGCTGCTGGCATGAACCTGGTTGCCGTAGCAGCCAGCTTCTTGCCGATGGAATACTCTATCCTCCGTGCAGGAGTGTATCGTGAGATCTGGACCGGGGAAATGGTCAAAAAACTCCGTGGAGGTCTTGAAGGAACATGGCTGGATGGGATTCCTGACATGTCTGCCCTGGTTGACAATGATGTGATTCACCTTGTAGATGTGGGAGTGGATCCGGATGTGCTCATCAACAACACAACCTATCCTATTCCTCTTCAGGTCTTGGGCGATTCGGACATTCCAGTAGGCCTTGACAAGTTCCAGACAAAAGTTACTCCTGTAACTGACGATGAACTCCATGCGCTCAGCTATGACAAGATGGCAAGAGTGCTTGAGAGCCACGGAAACGCTATCAGTGATGCCAAGTTTGCCAAGGCAGCCCACTCTATCTGCGCTGCTTCCAATACAGCCACCACTCCTGTGCTCAGTACTTCCGGTGAGGTTGTCGCTGAGACCGGCCGTAAGAGGATGACACGACAGGATCTTGTTAATATGAAGGCTGCTCTTGACAAGCTCGGAGTTCCGGCAGACGGAAGGAGGCTTGTACTCTGTCCTGATCATGTAAATGACATGCTGGGCTGGAGCGAGGCTTTCCAGCATCAGTACGGACTGGACAATGCCAACGGCAAGGTGGCAAGGCTCTACGGTTTTGATATCTATGAGTTTGCTGCAACCCCGCTTTACACCACAGCTGGAGCAAAGAAGGCTTATAACGCTGCTGCAGAGACAGGAGAGTTCCGCAGCTCATTTGCATTCTACACCAACAGGATCTTCAAGGCGACCGGTTCTACAAAGATGTACCATAGCCTGGCAGAGACTGATCCTGAGTATCAGCGCAACAAGGTCAACTTCCGCCATTACTTCATTGCTATGCCGAAGAAGGCAGATGCTGGAGTTGTGATGATGAGCGGTTACACAGCAACCGTCCCAGAAGGTTAACCAAAACATTAGAAAGCCATGAAAGTTAAGGTGATTACCCGTTTCAAGGACAAATTCAAAAAGTCTGTCATCTATGAAGTTGGCCAGGTGGTTGACTTCGAGGATGACGCACGTTGTGCAGACCTCCAGCGGAGAGGTCTGGCGGTGCCGGCAGAAACCAAAGAGGGATCAGGCAAACCGTCTGCTAAGGCGGAGGCCAAAACCTCAAAGCCTGCCAAGC